TATTACCTTCAATGGTGATAACCGTCTTCGACTTAACTCCGACGACAATTCCGATGTGGGAGATACGATCGACGCCATCGTGCGGAAAGTCCATAAATGCAAGATCGCCGATCTTAGGCTCTGAATCGACCCAGCGACTGACTTCTTTAAGCTTATGCGCTCCCGCAGCTGTAGAGACCATCGATGGAAGCTTTACGCCCGCTGTGTGGAAACACCAATTAACGAAAGATCCACACCATGGAAGACCGTCGGCCTTTGTAAACTTTCCGTATTTTGTAAGGTTATCGCCTTCTTCAATAGTTCCGACTTCTGCCAGAGCTACTTCGACGACTGCCGCAGCTGTTCCGATTGGGTAGGTCATGAAAGAAGCAGCTTCGCTTCGGCGGCTGTAATGCCTAGGCGTTCCAGTAGAGCGGCTTTAGCTGTTGCCGCTGCTTCTTGCTTAGCTAATTCTGCGGCGTCGGCTGCGATAAGAGCTTCGACTTTTTCGATCTCTTCTGCCGTCATGTCGCGCGTAATGCTTTCACCCGTTGCGGCGTTATTTTCGGTAATTGTGTAAGTCATGATTTCTCCTAGATTCCGTAAACGTAATAATTGCCAGAAAGGTTTCCAGCGGTTGCCGTGACGTCGAAACGTGTGATTGCGCTTGCAATTTCTGCGCGTTGCATGTACCAAAACCAGTGGTCGTATTGGACATTTCGATCGTTCCAGCCAGTAATTTCGGCACGTTTCCACCCATTGTTACGCGAATAATCCTGCATAAGAATTTGCACTGAATTGTTTGCGCCAGTTGTTGCCATGTTGTTACCGATTAAATTGTTTGTGGAAGCCGCATTTACGGCCTCAAAAGTATCTGTCCCAGCTGTGTTAATAATTCCTGGGTTGTAGACTGTGCTTTGATTGTTATACGAAATGTAAATACTCGCACCTGCACTACTTGGAACCATGCCAATAAATAAAATCTTGAGATCGGTGTAAGCCGTACTAATTCCGCTGACTGTGGTTGTTGTTGATGATAAAGTTCCAGACGTAATCAAGCTCCAGCCAGAACTAGGCGTCGCCCACTTTAAGCCAGTCGCAGCCGTTGAATCTGCCGTAAGAACTTGATTATTCGTTCCGACTGCAAGACGTGAGACTGTATCTGCTGCCGTTGCAGCAATTAGATCTCCCTTAGCGTCGACGATTGAAGCCGAGAGTCCTGCAGCTGTCCATGTAAAATCCATGTCGGTGTTAGAGTTTTTAGCTAGTAGTTGACCAGTTGTGCCACCTTTAAGATCGGTCATAGAAGCATCGATAGCGTCGCCAAGCGATTCGATCGCTGTCGCTCCATCTTTAACTAAATCTGTCGATACTGGAACGGGCCAGTTAAATGAGGGCGTTACCGTAGGCATTTGATCTCTCCTTTATGCGACTACTGTCGCTTCTAACCATGTAAGTGTAGGGCTAAGAGTGTTCCAACTTTCGGAAGCGGGCACGTCATTCCAGCGGAACGCGTCGAGTGAATAAGAAACTGGCGTGACGTAAAGATCGATCGCCAGAGAGTTATAGCCAGCTGAGAACCGCCAGCCTTCAACGAATCCTTGAAAAGCCAGACCCATGTTCGCGGGTAGGTCTGTAATGTTGACTGGCATTCCCATAAAGACACCGATAAGAGAATCTCTATCGGAATCGCTTACATTAGGGCTACCCAGCGGATAACGAATCGACTCGAAATTAGCTTTCGGGTAAGCGCGAAGAGTTAAATAGAAATTGGCTTGACTAGTAGCATCTGCCGCCTTTTCTAGCGATGTGACGATGTTTTGGGCTAAAGCTCCGTAGATGGCTACAGAAGCCGAATCGGTCGCCGATCGCTGTGCGCCGTCTTTATAAGTTATTGTCACTTCATTACGAACGTCTCCCGCTCGCGTCGATGTTTGTAATCCACTGGAATAAGCGTCTAAGGCTGAAAGATCTACATAGCCATTAGCGGCTAGGTACTGACTTCTTCTAGTGCTATCTGCGTATCCTATTCGTCCTTCTGAATCTTCGTAAATGTAACCAAGTCCAGAAGTAGCTAAAGCTGCAACTAAAGAATAAGCATCTGTCACAGAAGAAGCTCTATTATGGAGTTCGTAATTGCCTGGACGATCGATCTCTCCTACACCGCTATTCTGCGCGTTAGCCCATGTAGTAGTCGGATCGTAATCGGCCCAGTGAAGAGCTGCTGGAACTTCATTCCAAGCTCCGTAAAGAATGCCATCTAAAACATCAAAAATTTGATCTCCGTCAAAAGCCTTAGATAAGACGCCAGTCGTAAGAACTTTTGGAAGACGCGAAAGTGCGCCAAGAGCTGTAATTGTGACCGTCTGGACGAGTCCGCCAGTTCCCGATCTTTCCACTGTCGTAAGAATGTCGCTAACACTTCCGCCAAAAATTGCGATAGAAGTAGCCGTAGAGTTTTTGACGAATACAGTAATCCCAGAGTTAATCTGAACAGTGATCGGATCATCATCCACGTTAAGAATAGATAAACTACAGTAGCCCGCTACCGCTTGCTGATAAATGTCGCGACGGCCAGATTCGATCGTAAGATTTGCCAGAGTTACGTTCTTATACTCGACTCCATCGATTAGAACGCTCCAGACTGGAGTCCACTGGGTCATGCTGTTACGAACGCTCCCGCGCCGAGAGTGCCGCGCGCTTGGGATTGGTTAACTATGTCGATGATAGTTCGAGCTGCCTGTTCTGGATTACCCACGACGCCCATGTTTACAGTGATGTTATTTTGACGAGCTTCTGCCGCAGCTGCTCGCTGATCTCGAAGTCTCTGCGTCTCGGCCTGTAGTTCAATACTGCGAAGAACTGCCGCCTGTTGCATCGCCGATAATCCACTTATGTCGCGAGTTCCACCGAACTTCGATGTAACTACTACTGGAGCGGACGGAATAGTAGGCGGAGTAATTGGCTCTAAAAATGGCTTATCTGCTGGCTCTATCGGTAACTCTATTGGGCCGCCCACTTTTAGGCTTTTATCGTTACTGCCGCCGAAGAAGTTAGTAATCGGATTATTTTTAATAAAGTCGATTATCTTCTTTACAGCGTTAAAGGTATTGGTCAAGAATCCGACCAGCTTTGAGAACGTCGTAACCAAGCCAGCGGCGATCGTTCCAATTCCTTCAAGTGCGAGCTTAAACGCTCCGCCAAGAATAGGAGCTAGATACTTATCGATGAACTCCCAGACTTGTTTTAAGAATCCCAAGAATGGTTTTAATTCTTCCGAGTTATCGGAAAGCGCTTTTTTGATTTTGTCGAATGCAGATCTAAGTCCTTCGAGAATCGGCCCGACTACTTTACCGATCGCTGGAATAACTTCTTCATAAAGGAACTTCCACCATGACGTCAAGATAGGTAATAAATCTTCCTTAATTACCTTAAAGATTACTCCAAATGCTGGCCCTAGTGTCTCGCCTAGATTTTTAGCGAAGTCTTGAACAGCTGGGATTCCTTTATCCACGAATCCAGATAGAAGCGGAGTGAGTGCATCAAGAACGTAAGAACCTACAGTTTCTTTTGCTTCATCAAATGCAACAGTAAGACGAGCCATCTTTCCCTGAAAGGTCTCGGCTTGCTTAGAAGCTTGGCCCTCAAAAGTAGTCGCTAAGGCTGCCGCTGCCGCGTCAAAGTTTTTGGACTTAATGATGCTCTCGTCAATTCCGACGCCAAGCTTCTTTAATGCGCCTAGATTGCCGTCGTAGGCTTTACCGAGAGCTTCCGAGACAGTCTTTAGATCTTTACCTGTTCCCGCGGCGATGTCGAGAGCTAAGGTCTGGAGTTCTTGGGCCTTCTGCACGTCTTTTGTCGAACGGACTAATCGATCTAAACTGGGACGTAAAACGTCGTCCGTGATTCCGTTAGCCAGTGCCGTTTGAGTTATGTAATCTTCTACAGCTGCGATCTGATCTTTCGTCGCGCCTGTAACGTTGCCTAAAGTCGTTGCGAGTTTGGCCTGAGCCGCTTCGTCTTCGATCGCAGATTTAACGCCGTCGACGAGCAGAACGCCAGCATAAGTAGCCGCAGCCGCTCCAGCTACAGCGAACGCAGCTCCCGCCTTCTTAGCGAAGCCGCCCATCTTAGATCCGAAGCCCTCGACTTCATTCTGCGCGCCTTTGACGCCCTTCTTTAGTTCGTCGAAGTCTGCGTCGAAAGTTATCTTTATCTTTGGAATGCCAGCCATTAGTTCAACCTTAATTCTTTAGCGATCTGTTGAACCATGAGCGAGTATTCGCGAGCTACGACTGGAACGTAGAAGTCGACCGCTGGAGCGATCCAGTAGCCGCGCTTATTGTAGGGAGTCTTAAATCTGTTCGTAAATGTTCGACCGATTGAGTCGACGCCGCCATGAGATCCGTATTCTGTTCCCCAGAGCAG